AGATGGAACTTTATTGCACGAATTAAAAAAACTTGCTATAACAACTGGTAACGAAAACACTAGATATGAAATACTGATTTTATCAGACTATTTAGGTGCTATAACTAATGAAGCTATTGGTTTTGGACACGGAAAAGATTATTATTCTAAATTTAGAAGATTAGCAACTGGTGTTACTACTGGACACGGAACTGAAGCATTTGCTAACTACATATCAATTATGGGAGATAAGAATTTGACAAAAATATATAAACCAATTATTGATAGATTTGCGCCAAAAACACAGAAGCAGTTTGATAAAGGAATTAAAAATTTACAAGAGCAAATAAAATGACAGACGAAGAATATTATTTAGAACAACTAAAAGAAAATATAACTCTACCCAAAGAAATAGCTGAAATCCAAATAGCATATATTAAAAAATTTGGGTTAAAATCTAAAGAAGATTTATATGATATTGAAACATATAGGACTGGATTCAACGGAGATGTAAATAAAGTTTTTAGAAAAGAATATGTAAATTTTTTTAAGTTAAGCATAGAAAAGAATAAAAGAGTTAGTTATGAAGATTGGAACGAATTTAGAAAATACCCTATTGTTACAGCAGATGGTAAGGCAAGATATGTTTTTACTTAAACTAGATTACTGGATTTTATTATAAAACTTTGATATAAATAAATTACAACTGGAGAAAACTATGGCAAATGAAATGGAACAAGAACAAGTAGAACAAACTACGCAAGTAAATGAAGAAACACAAACACCTGAAGTAGAAGAAAAACCGAAGGAAAGAACATTTACTAAAGAGGAACTTAATGAAATAGTAGAAAGAAGATTGCTCAAAGACCGATTAGCAATTAACAAAAAATTAGGAGTTGATGATTTGGATTCAGCAATAAACATAGTAAAAGCACAAAAAGAAACGGAAGAAAAACAAAGAATCCAAAAGGGCGAGTTTGAGGAAATACTTAAAAACAAAACTCAAGAATGGAGCAAAGAAAAAACTAATTTAGAAACACAGTTAAGAGATATAAAGATAAATAAGTCTTTATTATCTTCAGCATCAAAGAACAGAGCAATCAATCCAGACCAAGTTGTAGAATTATTAAATAAGAACATTAAATTAAATGAATCTGGCAATGTAGAAATCCTAGACAAAAACGGATTAGCAAGATATAACAGTAATGGGGAACTTTTGACTACTGACGAATTAGTACAAGAGTTTTTAACACAGAACCCTCACTTTGTAACTGCTACCCCATCAGGTAGTGGTTCGGTGTCAAATGTGGATAGAGGGGAACTCAATACCTCTTTTAAAATTGAGGATTTAGATATGAATAATCCAAAGGATAGAGAGAAGTATGCCAAGTGGCGCAAAGGAAAAAACTCTCAACCCAGAGTGATAAATTCATAATTTTTAATTTTTTTATTTTTTAGGAGTTATAAATGGCAAATGAAACCACATCTAGTACTATATCAGAACTCTATACTGAGATAGTAGCAGAAGCATTATTTGTTGCTAATGAGCAATCAGTAATGAGAAACTTAGTTAAAAACTACACAATCGCTGGTGGAGGTAAATCAGTTGAAGTTCCTATTTATGGAACAGTATCAGCTTCAGCAGTTAGTGAAGCATCTGACTTATCAAACACAGCAGTAAACCCAACATCTGTAACTATCACAGCTTCAGAGGTTGGAATTATGACAACACTTACTGATTTAGCAAGAAATTCAGCATCAAGAAATGTTGCTCAAGATATTGGTAAATTATTTGGGGAAGCTATCGCAAAGAAGATAGATACAGATTTAACAGCTTTATTTGATGGCTTTTCTACTAGCATAGGTGGTGCTGGAACTGAATTAACTATAGACAACATATTTAAAGCAGTTGCAACATTAAGACAAGCAAATGTACCAATGCCGTATTATGGAGTATTCAATCCAAAAGTTATTTACAATGTAAAGAAATCATTAACAAATACTTTTGTTAATCCTAATGGTGGAGACTTACAGAACGAAGCTATGAGAACTGGCTTTATCGGAACTATTGCTGGAGTACAAATTTTTGAATCATCTAATGTAGATGGAACTACTGACACAGATAACTGTAAAGGTGGTATTTTCTCAGCAGATGCTTTAGGTCTAGCAATGATGCAAGATTTAAAACTAGAAACTCAAAGAGATGCGTCTTTAAGAGCAGATGAGATTGTAGCGACAGCAGTTTACGGAGTAGGTGAACTACACGACAGCTACGGCATAGAAATGCTTAATGAATCTGTTATTAACTAAAATTAAGAAGGGGGGTAAAACCCCCTTACTTTATTAGGAGTTTAGAATGAATACAGTAAAATTAGAAAAAGATGGAAAGATAATTGAAAGAAGTAAAGTTGATTTTGAAAAAAACGAGGGAAACTGGAAAATAAGAGGTTGGAGTTTATACGAAGGAAAACCTAAAGCAGAACCTAAACCAGTAGAAGAACCAAAAAAAGCTAAACCCAAAAAGAAGGGTAAATAATGGCTACCACAGAATTTGCTGTAGCAAACAGTAATTTGCAAGCTATACAGCCTGATATTTTAGGTTTTGGTATTACAGACTTTGGCGACCAGTTACAATTTGCTGAGAATGATGTACTAAGAAGGATTCGTGAGGAATGGTGGGAAAGATACAGACACCAAGTAAGATATAAAGATATTACTAAAGTAACAACTGTTGAAATCACAAACAGTAAGCTTACAAATGCTCAATGGACACAATCAGTAGTGTATCTGGCTTTATGGAAATATATTTATCCAATACTTACAAAATGGAGAGACCCTGATACTGGAGAAGGAAAAGATGCGTTTCAAGTGCAAATAGACTTCTACCGAGATAGGTATGAGGAGGAATTTCAAGCTATATTAAGAGATGGTGTAGAATATGATGAGGATAGTTCTGGAGCAGTAAGTGATTCAGAAAAAGAGCCTATCCATCATTTAAGGTTAGTCAGGTAATGGAAGTAAAAGTAGAAGTTAATACTGTTAATGTTGTAAAAGAACTGAAAAGAATAACTAATAAGCAAAAACCAGTTATTGAAAAAGCATTAAATAAAGTTTCTAATATGGCAGTTTTTATGATTACTAAAAGAACGCAAAGTGGAAAGTTGCCAGATGGAGGACAAATGAGGGCTTATGCGAAATCAACAGTTAAGAGTAGAAAGAAAAGAGGAAGGCAAACTGGGTTTGTAGACTTAACTGATACTGGGAAAATGTTTAGAAGTTTAGACTTTAAGACTGGTGGATTAAAAAGCACTTTGTTTTTTTCTAATATGGAAAGAAATAAAATAGCTTCATATCACGATACATTTGGTGTAGGTAGACAAAAAATTACACGACCATTTTTTTCCATTGGAAACAAAGAAGAAGATAAAATAAAACAAGAGTTTGCAACAACCTATTTTAAAGAAATGAAACTATGAGCAAAAGAGAAAACATAGCTAGTGATATAATTACAAAGCTTGATGCAGTCACCAGTCCTATTGAGTTTAAAAAAATTACTAGAGAGCCATTTGAGGTAGAAGAATTATCAGATGCTCAATTTCCAGCTTTATTTGTTCAGTCAGGAGACGAAACTAGAGAAGTATCTAGCATTGGTAATACTGGTGCTGGTAGTTACAGAGGGTCTATTGATTTTTTAATTGTAGCTTTTGGTAAAGGTACAGACAGCAACATAGACACAGTAAGAAACCAATTAATAGAAGTAGTTGAAGAAACATTAGATAATGATATAACTAGAAATGGAAATGCTTTAGACACGCAGATAGTTGAAGCATCATCAGATGAGGGAACTATATATCCTTATGGTGGTGTAAGAATAACTGCAAGAGTAATTTATGAATTTACAAGAGGGAGTGCATAATGGCAAAACAAGTAACTATGAAAAAAGGCGAAGATATAATTAAATGTTCAAACGACCACGTTGAGCATTTTCAAAGTATAGGATTTACTTTAACTGGCGAAAAAAAAGTTGCCAAGAAAAGTGAAAAAGTGGTAAAACAAGATAAACAAGAAGATAATAAAAAATAGCCAATATTCAATAAAGGAGGTTTAAATGGCAACACATCACGGAAAAGAAGGAGTTGTAACCATAGGAGGAACAACACTAGGAAATGCTACTGGATTCACAGTAGACACAACACACGATACAGTAGAAACTACTGCATTAGGTGATTCAATGAAGTCATTTTTAGTTGGTAGAGGTACATATACTGCTAGTATAGATATGAATTTTGATGAAACTGATACTGGTCAAACAACTATGGTTCAAGGTGCAGAGTTAACATTTGCATTTTTACCAGAAGGAAATGAATCAGGCGACAGAAAATTTTCTGGAACTGGTATTGTAACTGGAATGTCAGTAGGGGTTACTCTTGATGGTGTAACTACTAGAACTGTATCAATTCAGGGAACTGGTGGTTTGACAATCGGTACTGTGTAAATAGTATATGACTGACAATAAAGTTGATTATTTTGATGGTATCAGAGACCATTTTAGTACATTAGACATTAAAGTGATTGAAGTTCCAGAATGGGGATTAATAGGCGATAAAGCAATCCATTGTAAACCATTTAATATGTTAGAAAAGCAAAAGATTTTTAAAGGTGCTAGTAATACCGATTTATTAGTCTTAATAGATGTTATTATAGAAAAAGCACTTACCAAAGATGGGAAAAAAATGTTTACTGGTCAAGATGTTCTAGGATTTAAGACCAAAGCTGATACCAACATTATTGCAGATGTTGCAACAAAGATTATGGGTACTGAAAACAAAGATATAGAGGACAATAAAAAAAACTAAAAAATAATGTTGAATTACATAATATTTTTGGATTAGCAGAAAAACTACATAAAACAGTTGCCGAAATTTTAGAAATGTCAGTTGATGAATTTTACTTATGGGTAGCATATTTTGAGATTCAAAACGAAGAAAGAGAAAGACAAGAACGATTAGAGAGAGCAAAACGATAAATGGCAACTAAACAAGTTAATATAGACATCATAGCTAAAGATAAGACCAGACAAGCTATGCAATCTGCTACTAAAGGAATAAACAGAGTAAAAGATTCTGTTTTTAACTTGCGCAATGCTTTGCTTGGTTTAGGTGCTGGTTTTGTAGCTAAGGGTTTTATTGATACAGCAAGAGAAGTAGAAAGACTAAGGGTTCGATTTAAGTTTTTGTTTGCAGATGCAAAAGAAGGTGAAAAAGCATTTCAAGGATTAGTTAAATTTGCTGGTCAAGTTCCATTTACTTTACAAGAAATTCAAAGAGGTTCGGCAAATCTTGCTGTAGTATCTAAAGATGCAGACGAATTAAATGAAATATTAAAAATTACTGGAGATGTTGCTTCAGCATCAGGATTAGACTTTGCAACAACTGCTGAACAAATACAGAGGACATTTTCTGCTGGTATTAACTCTGCTGATTTATTCAGGGAAAGAGGGGTAAGAGAATTATTAGGTTTTGAAGCTGGGGTTGCTATAAGTGCAGAGAAATCCAAAGAACATATTATAAAAGCATTTAGAGAGGGAACATTATCCGTAGTTGGTGCTAGTGATGAGATGGCTAAAACTTTTGATGGTACTATGTCTATGATAAGTGATAAGTTTACTCAGTTTCAGATTAAAGTAATGGACGCATCACCATTTGTAGCACTTAAAACAAGTGCAGAATTATTAGAAAAAACTTTAGCAGATAACTTTGGAAGTATAGAAAATTTTGCTGAACAAGTAGGAGAAGCTATAGTAAGAACTACTTTTAAAGTGCTTTTCTTTGGTGCTGGAGTTATTGATAAATTCTCAGGTGTGTTTCAATTTATTGGAAATTCTATAGCAAACCTAGTCAATTTTGTAAAATCTTTACCAGCACCTATTGCTACTTTTGGTATTTTAGGTTTTATGATGATGGGTACAAGAGGAAAGCTTATAGTTGGAGTTATTGCTGGTATGTTTGACAATATAAGAGCAATGGCTGGACACGCATTTGAAGCAATGGCAGATATGCACTTAAAAGTTGCAGAAAATATGAGAATGTTGCGTTTAATTAGTAAAGATAAATTAGAAGAAACAAGGCAACAAGTAGAATCTTTCAAAGGTATAGCAAAAGATTTAAAGACCCCAATGAAAGAATTAGACGAAGCTATGGAGGAAATGGGAAAATCAGGAAAAGTTGCTTTTGAAGCATTAAAACTAGAACTAAATATTAGCAAAGTTAGTGCTGGTGGTTTGCAAGAAGCTTTACTAAAAATTATTGAAGCTTATGAATTAGCACAAAGAAAATTTAATGCTTCTAAACTTGGAGATGGTTCAACAAAAGAAGCTGTAGAAGAAGTTGGTTTATTAGCAGAAGCATATAAAAATTTTAAAGATGGTTTTATGGAAGCAGTAGATGCTCAAAAGACTGGTATGGAACAAATAAAAGATATTGGAAAACAAACTTTTGGAGAATTGAAAAAAACACTTACTGATTTTATTATGACTGGTAAGTTGCAGTTCCAAGATTTTGCTAGAGTTGTAATAAGAAGTTTTGTAGAGATGCTTGTAGGTCAAGCTGTTCAGTTTGCATTTAAAAAGTCTATGGCATTATTTAAAATGGATTCAATTAAAAAAGCATTGATGAGTGTTTATGAAGGTGCATCAAAAACATTTGCAAGTTTACCCTTCCCATTTAATGTTCCAGCTACTTATGGAGCAATAGCTTTTGGAATGGCTTTAGTAAACAAAATAAAAGGATTTGAAAAAGGGGGTAGACCCCCAGTAGGTAGACCAAGTATTGTAGGTGAAAAGGGTGCTGAATTATTTGTACCAGACCAAGCTGGAACTATTGTACCAAATGATAAGCTTGGAATGGGCGATAAACAAGTAACAGTTAACTTTAATATAAGTACAGTAGATGCTAGAGGGTTTAATGAGTTATTAGTTAACAGCAGAGGAACAATAGTTAACCTGATTAATAGTGCTGTAAATGAGAAGGGTAAAATGGCGATTATATGAGTGGTACTTTACCAGATACAAGATTTGAAGCAATTAATTTGCAAAGTAATCAAAAGACTTTATTTTCTGAAACAGATAGTGGTAAGTCATTTAGAAGGCAAGTACAAGGTCAGAGATTTAGTTTTACAGTAAGCTATCCACCAATGAAAAGAGCAGACTTTGCGCCTATAATGGCTTTTATAATGAAGCAGAGGTCAAGACAAGAAGATTTTACAATTACTATGCCAAGTTATTTAAATGCGCAAGGAAATGAAACTGGAACACTATTAGTCAATGGTTCTCATAGTGCATCAGATACAACCATAGCAATAGATGGATTTGCTGGAGATGGCGCTGGAAGATTAAAAGCTGGTGATTTATTAAAGTTTGCTCACGACAAAGTCTATATGGTTGTAGAAGATGTAACCAGTTCAAGTAATTCAGCAACAGTAACGATAGAACCCCCATTAAGAACTGCATTATCTGATAATAGTTCTGTTACTTATGATTCTGTTCCTTTCAAAGTACACTTAACAAGTGATGTTCAAGAGTTTAAAACAACTGAAAATGATGGTGATGGGAACTTATTATTTACTTATGAGTTTGATGTTATAGAGAGTTTATAATGGCTAGAGGTTTAACAAGTGCAGTAAAAACCGAACTAGCAACTGGCATTATAGAGCCAGTATTATTATTAGAGATAGGGTTTGGAACACCAGTATATTTAACAAATGCAAGTTTTGATATTACTTCAAGTGTTTCTGGCAGTTCAAGAACTTATTTAGCAAATGGACATTTGAAAAGCATTACAGATGTTAGCGAAACAAATAAACCAACAAAAAATACATTAGCAATAAGTTTATCAGGAGTTGACCAGACTTATATAAGTGTAGCACTTAATGAAAACATTATTAATGATAGTGTGTATATTTACAGAGGTTTTTTGAATAGTAGTTTATCTTTAATAGCTGACCCATTCTTATTATTTTTTGGAACTATAGATGAGTATAATATAAAAGATAACACAACAACTGCTAGCATTGCTCTGACAGTTACATCTCATTGGGGAAACTTTAGCAAAATTAGTGGGAGAACTACAACAGATAACTCACAACAAAGAGTGTTTAGTGGCGATAAAGGAATGGAGTTCTCAGCATTAACTGTAAAAGATATTAAATGGGGTAGAGTATGAGTATTCATTTATACAATGCTGAAAAGAAAGATGTTAAAATTGTTTGTGATTTAATGAATGAATTTAAAGAAGTAGATTTACAAGAACTAAATTATCCAGAAGTTGATAATAATAAATTAAATACTTTTATTAAAATTATGTTAGAGAAGGGCAAGATTATCTTAGTAAAAGATTTAGATTTAGACCAAGTAATAGGGTGCGCAATCTTTGGCAAAACAGAATATTGGTTTAGTAAAAGTGAGTGTATTCATTTGCATACTATTTTTGTTAAAAAGAATTTTAGAAACTTTAAGCTTGTAGCAACTTTAGTAGATGCAATTAAAAAAGCATCAGAAGATTTGCCAATATATTTATCGGTAACAAGTGGACTAAACATAGACCCAGTATTTAAAAAATTAGGTTTTCAAAGTTTAGGTGGTAACTGGAGACTGAACTAATGTGTAATCCGTTTCAAGCAGTTGTAGATTTTGTTGCGCCAGTAGTTGATTTTGTAAGTGATTTAGTAGGAGACTTTGTAGGGTGGTTAGTACCACAGCCTGAAATACCTGATTTTGGAGAAAACTTTGCAGACCAAACTAATAGAGGGGTATTAGTAAATAAATTTAATGCCAATGCTCATATTCCAGTTGTCTATGGTACAAGAAAAGTAGGTGGGAATGTTGTATTTTTAGAAACATCAGGAACAGATAATCAATATCTTTATATGGCAATTATTCTAAGTGAAGGAGAAGTAAATGATATTAGTTCTATCTTCATTAATGACAATCAAGTTACTTGGTCAGGAGATATAGCAGACAATACGCAGATTACTGTAGGAAGTGGAGATGCAAATTTTTATAGTGGCGCTAGTTTAATAACTTGCGAACCCCATTTTGGAACTGATAGTCAGAGTGCATCAACATTATTATCTACATTAAGTTCTTGGACTTCTGCGCATAGATTAAGAGGGTTGTGTTATTTAGCATTAAGGTTTGAATGGAATCAAGACAAGTTTGGTTCATTGCCAACAGTACAAGCAGTAGTGCAAGGCAAAAAAGTTTACAATCCTAATTTAGACAGTACTGTAACTGGAGGAAGTGGTAGCCATAGAAAAGATGATAGTTCTACTTGGGAATATTCAGACAATCCTATTTTACAACTATTAGACTATTTAAGAAACGACAGATTTGGAATGGGTATAGCTAACAGTTATTTTGATAGTAACTTTGCAGACTGGCAAACAGCAACAGATGTGTGTGATGCAAATATCACCCCTTATAGTGGAGCAAGTGAAATAGATTTGATGGACAGCCACGCAGTTATTGATACATCAAAAAAAGCTATTGATAATGTAAAAGAATTTGTAAGGGGTTCAAGAGCCTATTTAAACTTCTCTGGAGGTATTTATAATGTATTAGTGGAGACAAGTGGGTCAGCATCAATAACACTTACAGAGGACAATATTATTGGGGGTATATCGGTAAAAAGTAAAAATAAAAACTCAAGATATAATAGAGTAATAGTAAACTTTACAAACCCTGATAAAAACTATCAATCAGACACAGCGCAATTTCCACCAGTAGATGAAACTGGTTTAGCAAGTGCCGACCAACACGCAACTATGAAAACAGCAGATGGGGGATTATTATTAGAAGGTAGGTTTGATTTTGCTATGCTTACAAGTCCATATCAGGCGCAAGAGATGGCTGAAATCATTTTAAGGAGGTCTAGGTCAAGTTTAGACATTAGCCTTACTGCTGACGCAACTGCGCTGGATTTAGCAGTAGGAGATATAGTAAATATAACTCACGCAACACCAAGTTTTTCAGCAAAAGCATTTAGAGTGCAAGGAATGAATGTAAACAGCGACCACACAGTATCTTTACAATGTTCTGAACATCAAGACAGTTTTTATACTTTTGGAACACAGCAAGAGGTTGCAAGTATACCCACAACTACATTACCAAACCCATTTGTTATACAACCCCCAGCAAGTGTAACATTATCTGACCAACTTATAGAATATAATGATGGAACAGTTATTGTGGCTCTGGATATAACTGTTGGAGCAAGTCCAGACAAATTTATAGACTTTTACCAAGTAGAATATAAATTAAGTACGGATTCAGATTTTATTATTTATGCACAAGGCTCTGGATTAAATCATAGAGTGTTGAATGTGATTGACCAGCAAACTTATGATGTGAGAGTAAAAGCTGTTAGTACTGCTGGTATATCTTCAACTTATGTATCTGCGCAAAGAAAAATAGTGGGAGCAATAGCGCCACCATCAGATGTAACAGACTTCTCTTGTAATGTGGCTGGTCAAGAAGCGCATTTATCTTGGGAAGCTGTAACAGATTTAGATTTAGCATATTATAATTTACGATTTTCTGAAGAAACAGATGGAACTGCTGATTGGTTAAATTCAGTTGCTTTAGTTGAAAAAATATCAAGACCAGCAACTTCAATATCCGTTCCAGCTAGACAAGGAACATACTTAATAAAAGCAGTAGATAAATTAGGAAACTTTAGTTCTAATGCAACTGCTATTATATCAAATGTAACAAGTGCTATAAACTTCAATAATATTACAACACAATCAGAACACCCTACATTTGGGGGAACATTTACAGACACTATTTTAATAGATGATGCTATTGAACTAGATAGTACAGAACTTTTTGATTCTGCTAGTGGAAATTTTGATGATGACACAGATAGATTTTTTGACCAAGGCGCTAGTAATTTTGATTTTGTTTCAACTGGCAACTATGAATTTGCAAATGTTATAGATATTGGAGCAAAGCATACTGTAAGAATAACAGCATCAATGACACAAACTTCAGATAACCCAGACGATTTATTTGACAATAGAAGTGGAGATTTTGACGACGCTTCAAGTAATTTTGACGGAGATACACCTGCCAACTGTAATGCTCACTTAGAGATAAGTACTAGTGACGATAATGTAACATTTACTGATTTCAGGGCTTTTGTTATTGGCGAATATGAAGCAAGGTACTATAAATTCAGAGTTGTTTTAATTTCAAGAGATAATGCTTCAACCCCAGTAGTATCAGCAGTTACAGTCACTATAGATATGCAAGACAGAATATTTAGTGGAAATGATATTGTTTCTGGAACAAGTACAAAATCAATTACATTTACAAAACCATTCAAAACTGTTAATTATGCTGTAGGTGTAACTGCGCAAGGAATGGCAACTGGAGATTATTTTACAGTTACAAATAAAGCAATTACTGGTTTTGATGTAGCATTTTTTAACAGTTCTAATGCTGGTGTATCAAAAACATTTGATTTTATTGCAAAAGGATTTTAAAAGGAGTATAAATAATTATGTCACAACACGATATGAATATAGCAAACCAATCATTTCCTAGTTTTAGGAGTGATTTAAATAATGCTCTGGGTGCTTTAAACTCAATGCACTCAGGCACTTCAAGACCAAGTGGTGCAACAACTGGAACATTATGGTTAGACACAACAAACTCAGGTTCTAATTCTTTAGAACTTAAATTTTTTGATGGCTCAGATGATATATCATTTGCAACTGTAGACACATCTGCAAATACTATTAACTTTATTGATAGTGCAACTCAAGCAGATTTAGTAAACGACAGCACACCCCAACTTGGAGGTGATTTAGATACGAATAGCAGAAATATACAATTTGATGATGCTCACGGAATTAATGATGATAGTGGAAACGAATTTATTATTTTTCAAAAAACATCTTCAGCAGTAAACCAGTTTGATATAACAAACTCTGCAACTGGAAATCCCCCAAAACTAAGTGCAACTGGTGGTGATAGTAATATTGACTTAGACCTAGAAGCTAAAGGAACTGGACATATAACTGTAAGAGGAAATACAAATGCTGGAGCAATCCAGTTTAATTGTGAATCAAATTCACACGGACAAATTGTTAAAAGTCAACCTCATAGTGCTGGTGTAACTAATGAATTACTGTTACCAGCTGGAGCAAGTTCTACATTAGTTTCTTTAGTATCAACTGGAACATTAACTAATAAAGTAAATATACCTAGTACAGAAACAGCAACAATTTCAACAAACAAGACCTTAGATTTTGACACATACCAGAACTTTATTTTAACTTTAGGGTCAGGTGCTAACACACTTGCTCAACCTAGTACGGAAGCATCTAATGTAGGGCAAACTGGAATTATGGTATTTATACAGCCTTCAAGTGGAAGTGCTGGAACAGTTAGTTTACACGGAGATTATGAAACTGTAGGGGGTGCTGGTTTAACTTTATCAAGTTCAAATTCAGCTTATGATGTCGTTGCATATCTTATCAAAGCTGATAATAGTATTCTTTTATCTACACCTCAACTGGCTTTTAGCTGATGGTAGCAAATGAAAAATGGTTTGGAGGTGGTAGTGCTGGTGCTGGAGCATTTTTCGACCATCAGATAGAGCAAAGTGTTCGTATTGAAGCAGGAGGTAATCAAGGTTTTAATAGAGCAAATGGAACACCTACTAATAATAAAAAAGCTACTTTAAGTATTTGGGTAAAAAGGACTGATATTGGAAATACTGGATATGATGCTTTATGGAAAGCACTTACAAGTGGTTCTGGAGGAACAAATATTGGTTTTGATTTAGGTGGAGGAGATGATACTTTAAGTGTAGGTGTAAATCCTAGTTATGATGCGCCTACTGCAGGCAGTTCAAGTGGTGTATTTAGAGATACTGGTGGTTGGAATCATATTGTTATAGCTTTTGATACAACAGATGGAACAAATGCTAATAGAGTGAAAGTATATTTAAATGGTTCTGAAATAGATAGTTTTGATGGAACAGTAGCTCAAAATCAAGCAGTAGCTTTTGTAAATAGTAGTACAGATTTATATATAGGTCGTAGTGAAGGTTCATCAACAAATAGTTTAGGTGCATATTTAGCTGAAGCTGTAATTATAGATGGCACAGCATATGGAGCAGATTCATTTGGTGAAACTAAAAATGGTGTGTGGATTCCAAAAGACCCAAGTAGTTTAACATTTGGAAATAATGGAGCCTATCTTAAATTTGACAATTCTGGTCAAGGTATTTTTCCAAGCTCTGTTTCAGTAGGTGGAGCAAGTGCAGATAGTCCAAGTACAGGGACAATTAATTTATTTAGTAACATAGGTGCTGCAAATCCACCTGCTAATCGTACACAATTAGGTCAAGGAACTTTATCTTATTCAATAGATTTAGGAAGTGCTAAAACTTTAGGAGCTTGGCTTGGTCAAGGACATCAATCATCAGGATATGCTACTAGAACTGCAACTGGCACAGTATCATACTCTGATGATAATAGCAGTTTTACGTCATTAGGAAGTTCTACTTATACTTTTGGAAATGGTGTAGCTGCAAATGGGCATACTTGGACACCAAGAAGTCATAGATATTGGAAAATAGAATTTCCTAGTGCATCAGGAGGTGATGGAAGTAGTGGTTATCAAATAGGAGGTTTTTTCTTAGGTGCAACACAGTCAACAACAATAGCTGATTTAGGTGCAGATTCTAGTGGCAATGGGAATAATTTTACAGTTAATGGTATTGGTGCAGACCATCAAGTTCTTGATAGTCCAACATTTGGGAGTTAATTAATATGGCAAGTAGTGGAAATTTTAGTACAATGAATCCTTTAAGTTTTGATAATGCAACTTTTTCTAAGGGAAATCTTTTAGTTAATACAGATGGAAATTATGCTGATGCTAATTCAACTTTTGTTATGACATCTGGTAAATGGTATATAGAAGCAAGAAATGATGGAGCAGGATTAGGTAATTTTGAAAGAGTTATTGGTATTAGGAAAACTGGCTCTACTTTAGGTACAGTACCTTGGTCTGATTCTAATAAATATGTTTGGTTTGCACCAAGTGGAAATATAAGAAATAATTCAAATGTAAGTTATGGTAGTAGTTGGACTGCTGATGGAGATATTATAGGTATAGCACTTGATTTAGATAATAATGCACTATGGTTTAGTAAAAACAATACTTGGCAAAATTCAGCAACTAAAAGTGAAATAGAAAATGGAACAACAACAAATGCTGCTTTTACTGGATTAACTAATGAAAATGGATATACTTTACTTATTTCATCTGGTGATACAGCAGGTCGTTCTACAGGTGCATTAATGTATGTTAATTTTGGACAAGATTCTACATTTGCAGGAGATGAAACAGCAGGTGGTAATGCAGACAGTAATGGCTTTGGAGATTTTAAGTATGCACCACCATCAGGATTTTTAGCTTTATGTTCAGCTAACTTACCTATATCAGATGACATAGACCCTTCACAGACTAATGACAATTATCCCCAAAAACAATTTGATGCTGAAGCTTTTACTGGTAATGCTGGAACACAAACAATACAGCTAGGAGATTCTTTCAAACCTGATTGCGTATGGTTAAAAAATAGAGGAACAGCTAATAGTTGGATAGCATTAGATTCTTCAAGAGGTTATAATAAAACTTTAAAATTAGAGACGCAAGATGCAGAATCTACAAATGCGTATGTTGGTTATGG